TATCAAATACAGCTGTACCAGTTGAGTCAACAGGGACAGTAATGTCCTCCATGATACAAAAAGTAAATGATTGTTTATTGAAGTTTGAAGCACTCAGTGCAACAGGACCAGCTTTGAGTGTTAGTATTGAAACATTAGAAGTTGACGCGTCAACTGAAAAACTAATATTAGTTTTACTCGATTTCCTTGATCTAGGAAGATATCCAATATTTCTTGCAATCGATACAACATTCTCTCTCAGTGTCGCACTATCAAGAAACACTTCATTCGACACCATATTGGCGTTGTATGAAGAGATATATGTGTTATATGCTAATGTGTCTATGATGGTCGATAGGTTCGATCCTTCAAAGTCATAATCCGTGAAATTGGAATTAACTCTGAGGTAATCTTTGATGGATTGTTTAATCTCATCAAAATCGACATTACTGAAATTTACTAAAGGCATTTTACCTAGTGGGTTCTAATGCGAACTGGAGTTGTTGTGTGTCTGACTCAATACCAATAATATTATATGTGATTGTTACATTGAACTCATGTGAGTCAAAGTCAGGTGTCACATCGATGGATTCAATCTTAACTCTTGGTTCAAAGTTACTAATCGTAGTTTGAATTTGAGTTTTAATTGCAAAAGCAGTTTGTTGATCAAAGTTTTCAAATAGTAATCTATAAACTTCAGACCCTAGTGCTGGATTGAATGGTCTTTCACCAGGAATTGTCAATATAAGATTACGAATAGATCTTGCAATCGCATTCTCATTATGAAGTGCTATTAGATCATAGTTCAGAGGATTGATCTGAAACGACGCACTTACATCTTTAAAAGCTTTACTAACTCTTTGAGCTGGCACCTGTTTAGATACTACAAATCTGCTTTATTTAGGTGTGTTCTGATAAGGTTTGTTGTCCACACTTACATTCATGATCTGGATCACTGCAATCCTCTTCAGATTCAAACAAACCATCCTGATTTACAATTCTCTTGTTCTTCGGTGTTTGTCCATCATTATTAATTTCTCTTAACAGATTGTCTTCCATTTTACTTAGAGTATAATTACTATCTATGAATCATGATCGAGCGAATCCTCTTCCTTACGTTCTTTAGCTGTCTTCCAGAAGTATTCATCTTCTCGTCCCATACCAAGACGTTCAAAACCATTCTCAACAGAATAGTATTGTGTTGATACTTTAAAGTCTGGCATCTTTGGATCCTCAGGTGTCAAACTGTTATCAAAGATACGCATTCTATTATTAGGATACAATGCATACTGTCCATTCTCTAATTCAATTAAATTATGTGACTTATGTTCTGCAGGATTCTCTGATGTTGCATAATCAATTGTATCAGGATCTTGATGATAATTATCTAAGGTACAAACATATGTTCCTTTCATAATACCATGATCTCTTGTATAAAGTTCATAGTCCATACTACCAATAAACTGTTTCTGAACAGTTACAACACCATAGTCCATACAATTCCAGAACTGTAGGTTCGGTAGGTTCATATCAGGTGTTGGTGTCTCTGGATCTGATACAAAGGCACTGATTGGTAGTTTATCATACATTGCTGCATATTCAGGGAGATATGTCTCAAAGTAAAATGCACGTCCTGGGATGGACTTACATGACACCCAGACACCCTTTACAAACTCTCCATGACCACTTTGATGGTCCGTAAGATATTCTTTCCTTACCCATACTTCAGTTGAAGGTAGATTAGCAATCAGACATGCCATACATGAATCCTCAGTTAATATATCTATACATTAAAAAAGACCCCGAAGGGTCTAGTTGATTATCGTCCTTGTCCCTTATATCTTTTCTTCTTATGATTGGAACTCGTAGCCGCGTATTTTGTATGTTGACCAGATCCTTGTCGGGATTTTTTTGGTTGTGATTCAATAAACACATTACCTAACAGACTCTTCTTAACTTTAGCCATACTCTGTACCTCCTATTAAATAACACGCATTTTTTCATGACCCACACGAATACGAGGATCACACCAAATCTCATAACCTGCTTCGATAGCATCTAGACAGAATGAAACATCCTCTCCACACATATCTTGAACAGCTCCTGATTCAAACACCTGCATCTTCGGTGCAAACCATGGATATGTCATCTCTTTATTCTCAAATACTCCCTTACGAATCATTACCCATCCGAAACCTGTGTAATCTACAGTGAAAGGCTTCTTACGTTTCTGAATACTATCAACCATCTCATGATTCATCACACCACCATTGTTACGGAAGTCATCTTCTTCCAACCAATGTGCAACTGAGGTGGTTCTCCCGTCTTCTGTGGAATACCAACCAGCAGAAATTGGATGATCTGCTCCCTCAATCTCATTACCTTCTTCATCAATTGCTGATGCAGGTAGTGATACATCACACAACTGCCAAAACTTCTCTGGATTAAACACAATATCACTATCAATCCATAACTGATAATCATAGTTCAACTTACCATCCCAGGGAATCTGATCTGGTCCACGAAGTACATTAGCACCTAAACACTTACAACGTGCAAAGTTCACCATTGATGAGTAATCCTGACTGATCTGAATACTCATTCCGTTCTGTACCATATCAAAACACAATTGAACGAAGTTCTTCATAAACGTATATGAACATCCACGTCCTGGTAGACAAAATACAACTGTCTTCCCACGCATCCTTGCTCTGATAGCATCATAATCCCATTCTGGTGTATCTGTATTCTTTACTCCACTCTTGGGCTTTGATGCTTTTACTGTAAATCCTTTAGCCATAAGTCTGTGTAACTCAATTCAATTATAGTCTGTATATGTATGAAAGTCAATAGGAACTTTCTTCAAATTCCATAGTCGGTTTATACACTAATTCATATGAAAGATCATCCTCCTCATATTCAGTCTTCATTAATCCTACCATCGCCTTTAATGTCGTCCATGTCTCACTGAATCCTTCTTCAGTAATACACGAAACCACACACTCATCACGAAGGTATATGTGGTAAAATTTATCTTGGGAAAATTTTTGCATCACTCCTTTTTGGGGGTTCGTTTTATATATCAATACCAGGCATAGATTTCAAAAAAAATATTCCGAATTATTTTGAAAGAGGGTATATACTTTTGTAGGTTAGGGTTAGGTACTTTTTTATAACGGGGGGGGGACAACGCGGCCCGACGGCATCACGAACCGACGAAAACAACGTGTCGATTCACAACATTATCATATCATACATTTAACTGATTGTCAACACTGTCCCTAGGTAATAAAAAAGGAGAGAACACCACTTCTCTCCCTCAGTTTGTAACACACACCGGATCTGAGTTTATAGACCTCACCCGTGGTCTCGTTAAGTGTTACTCCGTAAGAAAGACTTAAGTCCCCTTACAGACCCTTATAGATGTGTCTCAGAAGGTAATCTCCTCAGGGGTATCTGTGTCATTAACGATAACATCGAGGATTTGAAGAATTTCATCACCACTGTTACCCTGGGACAACATACCGAGTGCTAGTTCGAGAGACATAATAAAGAAGAAAGTGTTAGTTTGGTTTATGGATCTGGGACTTACCGATGCTTCGCTAACGTGCCCAGGTTGTTACTTAGTGTTGGTCAGTAATGAATGCTTAGGACCCTTCTTTGCCTTAAGGACTGTTACCTTTGGTTTGACTCCTGACTGTTGTAAACCATCGATGATGTTGATTAGGTTAGTGTAACTGGTCATGATAATTAATGTCTGGTAGTGATCAGTTGTTCTCTAGTAAGTCTTCGATAACTGTGAAGACTTCATCAGTGATTGTGATTCCCTGTGACTCACAGAAGTCGAGACACATTTCCAGATCAGGTGTCATCTCCTCGACAAAACTGTAGAGGTCTGAGAAGGTGGATTCGGTGATAGTGGTTTGAGTGTTGTTCATATCCATGGGGCAGTTTGGAGGTGAGTAACAATAATACCTAAGAGACTGTTACAGATAAGGAATACTGATTTGACAGGATTGGGGGGTTGACATGTACTCGAAGACCTGATAGACTACGGCCTTAGATGACAACAACTAGAAGGATTAGAAGGACATTAGTGACACATAAGAGATGTACTTATCCACAGGTATGTAACACATAACAACACATAATATCAGGGTTTATCCACATTAATCCACACTTATTCCACACCCTTGTGGAAAACAATAAAACACACATATATGTTTTTTAATACCTTTTTTAATAGAAAACATGGTATTTATACATGTATTTTAAACCTTAATTCCATCCTGTGAGTTCATTTGGTTCATCTGATTCATCTTGATTAGTATCATCTAGGAGTTCAGGGAAAGACTGATCTACCTCTTCAATCAGTTCATCGATGGAATACTTATCAAGATTATCATTGATAGTATCATATACGAATGCTTCCATACTTTTGAAATCCATACTATCAATCAGTTCCTTAATATATTGATCTTGTAGTTCATCACGATCGATGATGTTATCATTAGTTGTGTTGTTCATAATGTCTTTCATTTGTGAGATTGTAGGAGTCATGATTTAGGGTCAATAAAGTTTGCTAATCCGTATAGGATTGATGATACAAATCGTCTCATTCCTGTCCACTTAGATAGACAATAGAATACGATGATCCATACTAGTAAAGTAGACATCAATAAGTAAATTTAATTTGACGTTGTTGTTCAGGTTGAATAAAATCAGATGCTTGTTGTAATGAATCAGATGTGAATTGTCTTGCCTCGTTACTATTCCAGAGAAGTGCTCCGATGATAACCAAGAGAATAAACTTCATGTGAATTGAAATTAGATTGGATTTAGAACGAGACTTAGATAAGGACTTAATCATATCAGGCGAAGAGATAACCAGAGGTGAAGTTATCAGTCTGATATACATTTTGTCCGTTGATACATCCAACGAACTTTCTTACATACCACAGGAAGTCTTTCTGATATACACATTCTCCAGTGATACAGAATTCAACACAAAGTGCATTCAGTCTAGATTTTGTTGTAACTGATTTCCAACCTCCATCAAAGATTGACATAGTAGTATCATCAACAACTGCAATTTTGTTTCCGTGAAGATATACAATAGAGAGATTATCTCCCACATATTGTACTTCAGTATTACCAGACTTCCATGACTTGTTGTCTTTGATTGCCTGACACATTTGGGATTCGATCTTTCTCATGATTGGTGTGAAGTGAGTGGTTACATCTATAGGGCACTTTAGAGGTGAGTAACTTTAATTCATTGATGATTCATACCTAATACCTGTTGTATCCTATTCCTTACTACTAGCATATCTTCCTCTCTATTAACAGTAATGATTTGAACTAACCTTTTTAATTCTTCTGTATTGAACTTAACATAGTGTTGATTGATATGTGGATTGTGAATGTTACTCATTAGAATACGTTGGTCCATGATTGATGTTTAACAGCACTGATTTTACCACTTTTAAGTAATCCATCACATACTTGACAGAATACTTCAAACTTTTCAACTCGTGTCAGGTTAGCATCAATTTTCTTTGAAGTTTCACCGATTTCTTTGAGTAGTTGTGTTTTGATTAGTGACATTAGTAATGATACTCGGTGTCAGATAGTACAGAAAGATAGTGATAGATTCTCTTATAACATTTTCGATTCATATCTTCATCTTCACCAATAAATTCATAACAATAACGAAGACGATTATATGGGTCTTCTAGATGTTTTTGAACCTTAGTCTTATTCATGATCAAAGTTCCTCCATCATTTCATCAAGTTCAACAGTATTCAGATTAACATCATCCCATTTTACTCCGTCTAAAGTTGTATCACCTTCTTCCATATAACGATTGACGAAATCTTGATACGAATAACAACGACGTGCTAGGTTATACAAACCTTGATCATTACCAATCCAGAGTGCTACATTCCAGGTCTCATAATTGGTCCATCCATTGTACGTGGTGTCTTCGATTGTGGTTTGGAAAGTTGTGTTAGTCATGGTTGAAATCAGTGGTTATGTAGATGGTGCAATTTAGAGGTGAGTAA